TACCGTTTATGATTGGAAACTAGACCATGTACCATTAGAGCCTTATAGGTGGCACATAGGTGGCTTTGATGCCTTTGCCGTTGCATCTGTGCACAATGCTGTGTTAGAATCTAAAGTGTCCAATTTTATACAAGAAAAGGAGCAAGCATTATGCTATTGACTAACGAGGAAGTGGTTGAGATTCTAGACGATAGGCTAGATTACAGCGACTGGGGTAACTGGTACGGTGACGAGGATGCTTTGATTGAATTCGCCTACCATATCGTCAAGGCAGAGGATGAGAAAAGGCTAAAGCTAGCCTATGAGAAGGATTTGCTTAGAGATGCCTACTTTAGCGAATCCATGACTGCTTTTGATGCCCTAACTATTAGAGAGGTCAGAGACCATCAAGGCGATTGTCCTGCATTGGATGGCTTTGGGTGTAGTTGTCAGGAATTAGACAGAAAGGTAGGGACATCCTAATGAGATGCCGATCCTGTAATGAGGCTTTGACCGATTATGAGACCACAATCAGGTCGTTGCACACTATGGAATATGTCTCCATGTGTAAACAGTGCCTGAAATCGATTAAAACAGACCTCTGTGCCGTTGGAAATGTTTCCCTGATGTCAGAGGCCGACGAAGTCGAGGAAGGCACAGAAGCCGATTTAGACCCACTAGCGGGCATTGAGGATTTTGATGATGATCCTTGGCGAGATAGGTAACTTGGCACGATTCTTGCTATTAAAGACTATATTGATTAAATAGTCTATATTGAAAAAGACTTTAATAAAGATTTTAATTCTTTAACTATATAGGTAACTACTTAGAAAGGTAGCACTCAATGGAAAATGATGACTTAGAAAGGATTTATTGGTTTTGTGTTTCTGATTGTGTAGACCTATTAGCACATGGCTCTACCGATATTGAGACTTTGCTTAACGATGTCTACGAGGCTCTAAAGCGCACTAAGCCCACATCGGGCAATTGTGTCGCTTTGCTGGCTGTGTTGGATCAGCTTGCTGAGGAAAGGGTTAGGATCAATGCAAACTCAGTCTAAAAACAGGTTTATACGACATACAGAGTGTCCTGATTGTGGCTCTTCTGATGGCAGAGCAGTCTATTCAGACGATAGCACCTATTGCTTTGTGTGTCATAAAGCCTCTAAAACGCCCCAAGAGGGCTCTTTTGACCAAGGAAGGGGTAAGGTACTAACCATGACTCAGAAACCCGTTGTAGAGCCTTTTAGAGGCCTTAGCGGTCAATTCCTAAGCATACCTGAAAGAGGTATTACTAAAGCCACCTGTGAGGCCTATGGTGTCAGACAATCAGGGACAGAACATTATTATCCCTACTGTGATGACCGAGGCACCGAGATAGCATTCAAGGTCAGGGTTGTGGCAGATAAGCAATTCAGGTCTCAGGGCAACATCAAAGAGGCTCTGCTATTCGGTCAGAATCGATACCCTGCAGGTGGTAAATATTTGACCATCTGTGAGGGCGAATTAGATGCCTTGGCTGCTTTTCAGATGACTGGGTCGCTGTATCCTGTGGTGTCCATCAAGAACGGGGCACAATCGGCTGTGAAGGACTGCCAAGCACAATTTGAGTACATCGACAGCTTTGAGACTATTGTGCTCGCATTCGATGCTGATGAACCTGGGCAGGAAGCAGCCCTAGCCGTTGCTGATCTGTTTGGCTCCAAGGTCAAGATTATGAAGATGACTAAGCCCTACAAGGATGCCTGCGACTATCTCAAGGACAACAAATCTGCTGACTTTGTCAAAGCATGGTGGGCAGCAGAGACTTATGTGCCCGATGGCATCGTTGCCGGTGCTGAGTTGTTCGAGTTAGTGATGCAGCCACTTCCAAAGGCTCAGGCGCACTATCCCTATGCAGGCTTGAACGACATGACCGGCGGTATCAGACAGCAAGAGATGGTCGTGGTCACTGCTGGCTCAGGTCTTGGTAAGTCGCAGTTTATTCGTGAGGTCATTTGGCAATTGCTCTGCGAGACCAAGGACAACATCGGGATTATGTTCTTGGAAGAGTCGGTCAAGCGGACTGCCTTGTCTCTGATGTCATTGGCGATCAATAAGCCATTGCACTTGGCAGAGACTGAGGCCACTGAGGCATCTAAGAAGGAAGCCTTTGATAAGACCTTAGGCTCTAACCGGCTGTTCTTTTATGACTGCTTTGGTAGCACAGCAATCGATAACATCATCAATCGAGTTAGGTACTTTGCCAAAGGACTAGACTGCAAGTACATTCTGCTAGACCATGTCAGTATCGTGGTGTCTGCTCAGGATCATGGTGACGAGCGTAAAGCCATTGATGAGATTATGACCAAGCTGCGGATGATTGTGCAGGAAACAGGGGTTGCCTTATTTGTGGTGTCCCACCTACGAAGGCCAGACGGTAAAGGCCATGAAGAAGGCGCAGCGACTAGCCTGTCCCAATTAAGAGGTTCAGCAAGTATTGGACAACTAGCCGATATGGTGCTAGGATTGGAGAGGTCAGCACAGCATGAAGACCCTATCGAGCGCAATACCACAAGGGTCAGGGTTATTAAAAACCGATACAGCGGAGAGACCGGCAAAGCCTGTGCAGTCCTGTATGACAAGCACTCAGGCCGTATGAACGAGATCAACGAGGAGGCACTATGACATCCGCACTACTGATAGGCTGTTTTGCTTTTATTTCATCAATACTGAAAGGTTTAAAATGACTGAATACTCTTATGACTACTGGAACGATGCTGACTACGACACTATGGACTACTCAGCCGTAGAGCAGCTAGAAGAGCGCATCAAAGACCTTGAAGAGGTCAACGAGGAACTGACAGCACAGATCAAGGTTGCTGTTAAACTGGTTAGCAAGTTTAATCATCCTGAGGAATATGGGCACTTGCTCGACTCTGATGCAAAGCGTGATGTAATGGACTTTCTTAAAATCTATGGAGACTACTTAAAATGAAACTAGAACTGGAGGTTGAGACCTATGTTGGAATGGGCGATAGTGGCAATGTTGAGTGTCTTATTTTTACTGATGACGGCAGCCGTCCTGCTATGAGCATCGATAAGAAGCTGGAAGACCTTGTGCTAGAGTTTATCGAGTTAAGGCAGTCCAACGGTAAATACTCTGCTGCTCACAATCCTGAAAGGCAGGAACTGATGAATGCACTAGAAGACTGCCTAGCACTATTGAAGCAAGCATGAGTAGCTGGCTTATCATTGTAACCGGCTGTATCTATGCCTACATTGCAGCAGAGCAGGGCATGAAAGGTAACATTGCTCTGCTGGTGGTCTATGCCGGTTATGCTTTCTCTAACGTAGGACTTTATTGGATGGCAACGAAATGACTACTTTTCTTTTGCTGATGTTAGGCACAATCTTATTTGCTCTGTGGAGGTCGTATGGTGAAGGTTAGTGGTGTTCCTTATGAGGTTGATCTACCCCATGGCTTAGACGAGTCTGGTGTCATTGCTGAGTTAGAGCGTGAGAACGCTATGATGAGGGCCAGGATGCAGAGGCTTGAAGATGAGAACCGTACACTGGATGCCTTGGTCTTCAAGTTAAACACAGAACTGATAAACCTGAAGAACAGCACCAAATGAGTCTAGCGAAAAAGTTTGATCCTGAGTTATTTAAACAAAACGACTTCAGGGCCAGAGACGCAGCCAAGGACTTTTTATTGTCTCAGGGTCAGAAAGCAGTTGACAACACAGACAAATATGGTCCAGACCTTGTCTTAGAAGACGGCTCTTTTGTAGAGGTAGAAGTAAAGCATACTTGGAAAGACAGGTTCGCTTTTGATTCTTTGCAGGTACCATTCAGGAAAGAGAAGTTTGCAAAGCTGGGATGTCTGTTCCTGGTTTTCAACGATGACTGCTCTAAGGTTTTTATTGTCAGAGGAGAAGATATTTTGACATCGCCGGTAAAAGAGATTTACAATAAGTATGTGTCTGCTGGAGAGTTGTTTTATCAGGTGCCGTTGTCGGCTGTAAAGGAACACGATGTCGCCCTGTAAAACCATTTGCAAATTGGACAAAACAGGTGTATATTGTATTGCCTGCTTTAGGTTGATGTCAGAGATTGAGGACTGGCCTAAGATGGACGACACACAGAAGGCCTTTGTAGTAGCAGCTTCAGAGTTAAGGAGGATAGCAAATGAAGCCGATAAGCGTTACAAGCGTGATAAATAAGAGTGGTGTATTGACATTGTACCTACTGACAGATGACGGCAAATTACTGAAGAAGAGCGAAGATGACCGAGATTGGCAACAAATCGATAGTTTTTCTGGACATAGAAACGAACTCCCAGTTGAGCCAGATCCACCTGTGCGTAACAAAGGAACTAAGAAGCGGAGAGGTTAGATGTCATCACAAGGCCGACACTTTATTAAAAATGTTAGAGGAACAACCACAAGTAGTAGCGCACAACGGAATCAGCTTCGACTTCCCAATTTTGAACAGGCTGTGGAATACGAAGATAACTCCATCGATGTGCATAGACACCCTAGTCATGTCAAGGCTGATGAGTCCAAACCGAGAAAACGGACACAGCTTAGAAAGTTGGGGAAACAGGCTAGGCAGGAAGAAGATAGACTACAAGAGAGTCTGGCACAGGATCAACAAACTCTCTTATGACAAGAAGAGCACTCTACCGTTTGACCAGCCGCACCCCAAACTGCTAGAGCGTTATTGCAGGCGTGATGTAGAGGTATTGGAGTTAACTTATTTTGAACTTTTAAAGGAGAAGGACAATTATGGTTTCTCGGAAAAGAGTATCGAACTCGAACACAAAGTCGCAGCCATCATCCATAAGCAAGAGCGAAACGGTTTTAAATTCAATTTGCCAACGGCTATGGTATTTCTGGCAGGACTTAAAGATAAAATGGGCGCAATTGAGGCATCCTTACAGCTCATCTTTCCTCCAATCACAACCGAGCGTTATTCAGAGAAAACTGGAAAAAAACTCAAGGACGATATTGAAGTCTTCAACCCCGGCTCGAGGCAGCAAATCGCCAAGCGCCTCCAAGAAAAAGGTTGGAAGCCGCAGCACTTCACGGACAACGGTCAAGCCAAAGTAGATGAAACAGTACTTGCAGGAGTTAATATTCCAGAAGCGCAGGCTATTGCCGAATATCTATTGCTTCAGAAACGGGTGGCTATGGTTGAGTCGTGGATTGAGAATACGACAGACCAGCAACGGATTCACGGTAAGGTCATCACCAACGGAGCAGTCACGGGAAGAATGACGCACCAAAGCCCTAACATGGCCCAGGTGCCCTCCGTAGGCTCTCCGTATGGGGTAGAGTGTCGCAGTCTCTTTACCGTGCCAGAGGGCTATAAACTCGTTGGTGCTGATGCCAGTGGCTTAGAGTTGCGTATGTTGGCTCATTATATGAAGGATCAGGATTATGTTAAGACGGTCACAGAAGGCTCGCAGGATTTGGGAACTGATGTACATACCAAGAACCAGCAAGCTGCGGGGTTATCTACAAGGGCGCAAGCCAAAACTTTTATCTATGCATTCCTCTATGGCGCAGGGGCTGCCAAAATCGGGTCGGTTGTTGGTGGTTCAGCGAAGGAAGGGCAAAGGCTCATCGATTCTTTTCTTAGGAACACGCCAGCTTTGCAGACTCTTCGCAGCACGGTTAACGAACTCGCCGTTAAAGGGCACCTACCAGGTCTTGATGGACGCAGGTTATTCGTTCGCTCCGAACACGCAGCCCTCAACACCCTTTTACAAGGTGCTGGTGCGATAGTGATGAAGCAGGCTTTGGTGTTCTTAGATGAGAGCATCCGCAGGAACAAACTAGATGCAAAGTTTGTGGTCAATGTGCATGACGAGTTCCAGTTAGAGGTCAAGGAAGAACACGCACAAAGAGTAGGGTTTTTAGCAGTAGAGAGCATCAGGAAAGCGGGTAGAACCCTTAACCTACGCTGTCCCCTAGACGGCGAATACAAGATTGGAGATAATTGGTGTCAAACGCACTAGACGAGTTTAAGGACATGGGAGAGCCAGAGTCTGCGATGATGATAGCGGTCATCGATGGGGCTATCCATGTGGCCTACAGCAAAGATTTAACAAATAAATATGAAGAAATGCTTGACATATTGGAAACTGCCTGTATAATGATTTCTGAAGCAGCAGAACCGAAGTCTAACAAAATTACTCACTAACCTAAAAGGAGAATTATATGAGTGATGCAAAGCCGGTTACAGTCAAAGCCACCGTTATGTGGTGTAACCATAACAAGATCAACGAGATGTCTGAGAAGTATCAGCTTGAGTTGACTAATCTTAGTGACAACGCAGTCAAGGCTCTTGAGGGCATTGGTCTGGAAGTACGCAAGCGTGAAGACAAGCCAGAGAAAGGCTTCTACATTACTTGCAAGTCTGTGCGTCAGATGGACAAGATTTTTGATAAGACTGGTGCAAGCCTGATCGATGTTGCCATCGGCAATGGCTCTACAGGCACCGCAGTTGTTGGTACTTACGAGTGGGCTTTCAAGAACAAGAAAGGCTTGTCTGCCTCGCTCATCAAGATGACTATTGATAACCTAGTCGCCTATGATGCAGAAGACACTCCAGTAACCGAAGAAGCCCTGTAATGATCGCTCTGATAGACGGGGACATCATAGCCTACACAGTAGCTGCTGGCTGTGAGGACTATGATGAGAAGACCGCACTATCAAAGTGTTCAGAGTATTTGGAAGACTTGGTCTTTGTACACGCTGACTGTTCTGATGCCGAAGGCTTTCTCACCGGCTATGAGAACTTTCGTGTCAGCATTGCTAAGACCAAGCCCTACAAAGGTACTAGGACACAGGACAAGCCAAAGCATTTAAACCTGCTGAGGGATTATCTGACTACGGCTTGGAAGTTCTCTGTGGAGCAATATCAGGAAGCAGATGATGCCCTTGGTATTGCTGCCTATTCTATGGAACCTGAAGACTATATCATTTGCACGACAGACAAGGATCTGAACATGATTCGTGGCTGGCATTACAATATGCGTAAGAATGAGAAGTTTTGGGTTGATGAAGATGACACCCTGTATAATTTCTACACACAAGTCCTCACTGGGGACCGTGTCGATAACATACCAGGATTGCATGGAATAGGCCCTAAGAAGGCTGAGAAGATACTGAAGGGTTGCAAGACTGAAGACCAACTCTATGAGGCTGTACTGAAGGCTTATGACAACAATGAGGAATACTTATGCGAACAGGCGCAGTTACTATGGATACGAAGAAAGCCAAATCAACTTTGGAGAAAGCCCCGATAATCTATATCGAGTGGGTGGATGCCGTTGCTGATGTCGAATGGCAAGAGAATGTCAAACCAGAAATCCATGCGTGTAAAAGCATCGGTTGGCTTGTTGGCGAAACAGAAGAAGCCATCTGTATTGCCTGCACAGTCAGTATGGAAAGCAGTAATGCGAGGATGCACATACCAAAGGCTTGGATTAAAAACAGAAAGGAAATCAGCTTTGAAGCCATCGTCAGCGAAAGCAAAAGGGCGAGTCCTACAGCAGGCCGTAAGGGATCTAATCCTAGCAAAGTTCAACCTAGAGCAAGATGATGTCCGTTCAGTTAGTATGGGCGCAACGGGGGAGGATCTGCTACTCAGTCCAGCAGCCAGACGGCAGTTACCAATTAGTCTGGAATGCAAGTCCAGAGCAAGTATCTCTGTTTACGGATTCTATGAACAAGCAAAAGCAAATGCAGGAGGATACGAGCCAGTTGTCGTCGTCAAGCAAAACAGAGATAAGCCCTTGGTTGTGGTAGACTGTGTTTACTTTTTTGAACTATTAAGGAGAGCAAGCAATGAGTAGTTTTAGATTTATCTATGAAGGAGGCGACTTTGAGGATGAGGGTAACAGCCCTTTCCCGTCAAAGACAACGATAGAGTCCTACCATGAGTTCGCTGATGACCAGACATGGGAAACCATTCTGTGGCAGTTCTGCAAGTTCCTAGAGCACACAGGCTTTGAGGGTGTCCGTAAGCGTGTAATCATCGAAGGCCTGCGCCATGAGTGCCTCTTCCAAGACTTCTTCAACAGAGAAGTCACCACTGCTGACCGCTTAGAAGAGTACATCGAGGCATTGGACAATCAAGACAAGGATGCCCTATGAAGTTACTGATGCTTGACATCGAAACAAGCCCCAATACTGCACACATCTGGGGCCTTCGTGACCAATACATCAGTCCAGACCATCTGTTAGAGTCGTCTTATGTTCTGTGTTGGGCTGCGAAGTGGCATGGTGAGAAGGACGTTATGTTCTCGTCTGTGCAAAAGACTAACCCTAAGTTTATGCTCCGTAAGATCCATGACCTGATCTCTGAGGCCGACGCAGTCTGTCATTACAACGGCACTCGCTTTGACATTCCTGTGCTCAATAAAGAGTTCCTGCTACACCATCTGGCACCGCCTGCTCCGTACAAGCAGATTGACTTGCTAAAGGTAGTTCGTAAAGAGTTTCGTTTTGCAAGCAATAAGCTAGACCACATTGCACAGAGGCTTGGCCTTGGTCAGAAGACATCACATGAGGGCTATCAACTCTGGGTTAAGTGCATGAACAAAGACCCAGCAGCTTGGAAAGTGATGGAGAAGTACAACAAACAAGACGTTATTCTATTGGAGAAAGTCTATGAGCGCCTGCTCCCTTGGCTTGGTAGAAACCATCCTAATCGTAACCTGTATAATTCCACTGGATGCCCCACCTGCGGAAGTGCCAAACTACAAAAAAGAGGTTTCAGTTATACGACCACAGGAACCTTCCAAAGATACCAGTGTACCCATTGTGGAACTTGGTCAAAGTCAACCAAAGCAGTAAAGGAACACGCTCATGTCACAGCAACTTGAAACACTAGCAGACTACATCAAGGCTAGGCAGATTGGAGGCAATCACTACAAGACCAAGATACAGCCTTGGGATGTCTTCCTTGATTGGGAGATGGACCCTTGGCTGTGTAATGTGATTAAGTATGTGCAACGCCACGCTAAGAAGAACGGCATTGAAGACCTTGAGAAGGCAAAGCACTATCTTGAGTTTGCTATCGAGAACTACGACAAGATAAAGGCTGTGTACTACAAATGAGTCAGCGTGATCTTGATAGGGCCTATGGCTTACTGAAGGAGGCTGAGTGGAGTAAAGGCTTCAATCTGTATGAGTGCCGTGAGATTCGTAAAGTTAAGTTTGCTTTGGGTATGAAGACACCACTGTCTAGGTCCATCATCTGGGAACCAGGGTATGATGTCCGAGACCGACACCTGATAGTCACTAACGAGCAAGGCGTTGGCGACACAATCATGTTCTCTCGCTTCATACCGCTGCTGAAGGAGTTGCCAGTCAAGTCAGTCAGTGTCTATATGCAAAAGCCACTGATGAACCTGATAGCCTCTCTAGAGGGCGTGGATGGTGTCCTGACTGATGAGAACTGTGCTGTGCCTGCAATGCGTGTCAAGGTGATGTCTATACCGGCATTACTGATGCAGTACAACAAGTTCCCTATGGTTGACGGCGGCCCTGTGTACAAGAGCGAGGGCTACTTTAAGTTCAAAGGCGTTAAGAAGACTAGCCAGATAGGGTTTTGCTGGTACAGCGATAATGACTCCTGGAATGCTAATGCCAAAGTTATTCCTAGAAACCTAGCAGAAAAGTTCTATAATCAGTTGACAAAGAAGCACAAAGTGGTATCATTACAGATTCAGCCCGATTTTATGCCAGAGAACTTAGATGGTAGAAGTTGGCTTGAAACGGCTAAGAAGATACAGTCATTGAAGGCAGTCGTTACTGTTGACACTGGTGTAGCGCACTTAGCAGGAGCACTTGGGGTAAGGACATTGAACTTAGTTGGGTCTACATCAAAAACGGGGTGGTTTTATCTCCCTGCTGATACAGACAAAACTAACTGGTACGACTCAATGGAACTTATACGTTATGAACCTTATACTAACTGGGAGGCAGGGCTTGATGAAGCACTGAAAAGATTATGTCGTTGACGATTAGAGATATAATGGAACGAATGAAGAAGTTAGACGAAATTACAATCTTGGAAGTGCTAGATATTTCTTCAGAAGAACTAATAGAGAAGTTTGCGGATAAGATAGAAGATAAATTTGATGAATTGGAGATAGACTTAGATGACACCCTATAGCACCTTTATTGCCAAGAGCCGGTACAGCCGTTACTTGAATGACAAGAATCGGCGTGAGCACTGGAATGAGACTGTGTCTCGATACTGTACTTTTATGTGGGAACACCTAAAAGACAAACACAATTACACCATCGATGACAAGCTAGCAGAAGAGATCAAGTCTGCTATTACTAACCTGGAAGTTATGCCTTCTATGAGGGCTATAATGACCGCAGGCAAGGCCCTTGATAGGGACAACACCGCTGGCTACAATTGCAGCTACTTGCCTATCGATGACCCCAAAGCCTTTGACGAGGCTATGTACATCCTACTCTGTGGCACAGGTGTAGGCTTTTCTGTGGAGCATAAATATGTCGATCAATTGCCTGAAGTCCCGGATCAGTTGTTTGATTCTCAGACTACTATTTCGGTTGCGGATTCAAAAGAAGGATGGGCCAAAGCACTACGCCAACTCGTGGCTCTATTATATTCTGGGGAAGTTGCAAAATACGACCTTAGTAGAATTCGACCTGCAGGAGCCAGGCTCAAAACTTTTGGAGGACGTGCCTCTGGTCCCGGACCTTTGGATGAACTTTTTAAGTTCACTATCGCCAAGTTCAGGGGAGCAGTGGGTAGAAAACTTACATCAATCGAGTGTCACGATATTCTCTGTAAAATCGGGGAAGTTGTTGTTGTCGGTGGAGTACGAAGATCTGCAATGATTTCTTTGTCGGACCTCGAAGATGACCGTATGCGGTCTTGTAAATCTGGAAACTGGTGGGAACAAAATGGACACAGAGCACTCGCTAACAACTCAGCAACTTACAACTCTAAACCAGATATTGGACAGTTTCTACAAGAATGGACAAGTCTATACAACAGTCATTCTGGAGAGCGGGGAATCTTCTCACGAGAAGCAAGTAAGAGTCAAGCTGCAAAGAACGGCAGACGTAATGCGAATTATGACTTCGGAACAAACCCCTGCTCAGAAATCATCCTGCGCCCCTACCAGTTCTGTAATCTCACGGAAGTGGTTGTACGGGCAGAAGATACTGTAGAGACGCTTGCTAACAAGATCAGGATAGCAACGATTATGGGCACGTTCCAGTCTACGATGACTAACTTCCCCTACCTGCGTAAGGTATGGCAGAAGAACACTGAAGAGGAGCGCCTCTTAGGTGTGTCGTTGACGGGTATCTTAGACAACAAATGGATGGGAGAGGTAAGTGACAGCACTGCGAAGGCTCTTGAACAACTACGGCAAGTCGCCGTTGATACCAACGCTGACCTTGCAGCACGGTTGGGAATCCCTCAGTCTGCTGCGATTACTTGTGTCAAACCTTCTGGCACTGTCTCTCAACTTGTTGATAGCGCCTCTGGTATTCATGCTCGACATAGTCAGTATTATATTCGCCGTGTTCGTGGAGACAAGAAAGACCCTCTCTCGGCGTTTCTGAGCACTGCTGGTGTGCCTGCCGAAGACTGTGTAATGCGACCAGACAGTACAGTAGTCTTCTCATTTCCGATGAAGGCCCCTGAAGGAGCAAGACTGCGTGATGATCTAACAGCAATTGAGCACCTCGATGTCTGGATGATGTATCAGCGTCACTGGTGTGAGCATAAACCGTCTGTGACCATCTCAGTCAAAGAAGATGAATGGATGGATGTCGGGGCTTGGGTGTTTAGAAACTTCGATGAAATCTCTGGTGTGTCTTTCCTGCCTTGGGCTGGTGGAACATACCGACAGGCTCCTTATGAGGAATGCACTAAAGAGCAGTATGAAGATATGCTCTCTAAGATGCCTAAAGAGATCAAGTGGGACGACTTAGTCGAGGTAGATGACAATGTCGAAGGCGCACAAACATTGGCCTGCGTTGCCGGTCACTGCGAGATCTGATATGTCAATACTTCTACACATCATCGGTGGCTGTATGGTTGGGTTTGAATATGTGGATGACTTTGAAGATGAGCACTGTGTTGTCATCGACCTGTTCATCCTCAGGATAATGGTTTTTTGGTAGTCTAGGGTGTAGCACTTAACGGGCCTCTTACGAGGCTCTTTTTTTATCCTAGATACATTGCTTTCTCGTGCTTACGGCGTTTGACAAGGCCAGGGAGTTCTTTGCCCCCTGCCTTGGTCCAAGCCATGAAAGCCTCCGCAGCGCCTTCAAAGTCGCCACGGTTATGCTTCATCCTTATTGTGCTTCTTTGGAGGTTGCCGAGGCCAACGTTGAAGCTAAAGCTGACCAATGCGTCAAAGCGGCCTTGGGTAAGTCCTTGAGGGCATAATCTACACACGCCTCGTTCAAAGATAGCCAAGTCTGCTGCCAAGATTCCATCGACTTCAGATATTGTGAGAGTTCGATCCCACCCATCAGGGATTGCAAGTCCTTTACGTTCATCTAGTTTCACCTTTATATGATTAGGGTCAATAACATGACCAACACCAACAGTCCACAATATAGCAGGACAGCGGTAGGGACGAAATCGTACTCCTTCATCCTTCTTGATGCCCTCTATACACTCTTTTGATACATTCACTTCTTGCCCCACTGACGAGAACCAAACCAGAAAGCAATGATTCCTGACAGCAAAGCCATTTCATCTTCAGAGAAGATAACATCCGTAGCTGCGATAAACTGCTCTACAGACATACTGCCGAGGCCACCCTGTAATAGGAAGTAGGTAAGCCCCATATTGATTAAGACCAATTCTAGCACAAAGATAAAGGTTACTGTAGGTCTTACAATACCATTTAAGTTAACCACCCACTTAGATGCCTTGCCCATAATGGCCTTGTCGTGCTCTAAAGAGGCTCCCTGGCGCTCTGCATCGGTCTGTAGTGCAATCTGGTCTGTCCTGATCTCTTCGACCTTCTGCTGGGCTATATAACCCCTCTCAGCCAGTGCCAGTTCACGCTCAGTCTGTATCTGGGCTAGTTTAAGTTCCTGTGCCTTATCTGCCCTGTCTTGGAAGAAACTTAATACTTGTGGAAGTCCAGAGGCTAGAAAGCCGATAGCTGAGGATATAAGCGATAGCATTACAGGTGTCCTTTAAAGATGTAGTAAGTAGTGACTATGAATAGCGATGCCAAAAAGCAGTAAATCTTGAGTTCATTGAGTTTCTTTAGGTCTCTGCCAAACTCATCAGTCAGGTTCTTGTTGTCTTTTAGTATGCGCTCTTTAATGACTTCTATCTCACCCCAGGCAGCAGGACCGTGCTTCTCGATGATGTCTTGCTTAAGTTCTTCTTCTATCTTCTTAATTTCGTATAGTCCTCGCCATTCTTCAACGGCAGAAAAGACGGAAGTGTCTCTGGGCCTATTTAACTGTTTCTTTCGGAAGGCGGCCCTGGCCTGCACATCAGCCTTGCCAAGGTCTTGGATGTCCTTAGTAACTGACTCCAGTTCCTTACCAACAGCCAAAGCCTCTTTGATGCCAGCGACCGCAGCCTTGGCAACTTGAGTGACTGGTTCGCTCATGTTACTGCCCCGCTTGTTCTCTGCGGCGCAGTTCTGCCTCTAAATCCTCAACAGAAAATACAGGTTGTTCTTGTTGTGCCTCTGGCCTTTGTGGGGCAGCCGGCCTAGCCGTCACAGCAGGCGCTAAAGAACCAGCAACCAAACTATTGATAGCCTCTGTCGGTACTTTATCTAACTTTGGATTAGGCTTTGATAGTTCCCTAATTAGTTGCCTTCCATTTGGATTAAACATCATGTAGGCCATCTTTTGCTCATCAGCAAAACCTACCATCAGTCTCCAAGAGTCAACCACAGTCTGAACACCGTACTTAGCAATAGCCCCTTTTAGAGCACCGGCACCCTCAGCAGCAGTTCTAGCTGCTTGATTGAACTGTGCTGGATCTAGGTCCATAAATGATGACCTACGCTGGATTCGTTGAATCTGCTCTAATCCTGTCCTAAACAAATTCTTTTCTTCTTTAGTAGGAAATAGCCACTGTATATCTGCATCTTTTAAGCCACCAAGTTGTTTTAATGCTGTTCCAACATCAAACTTAGGACTTCCAGCAGCGGCGGCATCTCCAATACGAGCAGGTTCTAATATCTGTCCCAAGCCTTGGCTTCTAAGAGATTCCCAGATGTCTGGACGAGCACTACGGAGCACAGCAGCGGCATCTGCTTTCTGTGTTGCTGGCAAGTTAACAAACTTAGATACAACATCTTCTGGCACCAAAGCATTGGCAGAAGGTTGATCAAAGTATTTTACAAGCGGTTTAGACGCATAGTCATCCAACACTTGTAAGTTTTCTCTAAAGGAATCCCTAGCCTGCTTTAATGTCCCAGCACCACGAACACCTGACTCAGCCGCTTCATTTAAATCGTCTCTAAACGCACCCAAGACTTGTCTAGCAATGCCTTTTACAACTCCCGGAGAAGCGTCTGCAAATTCCGATACTTTTTTACCAGGAACGGAATATGTACCTTTATAAGCTGCATCACCCCAAGCAGATAAGTTTTGCTGTAATCTGTCTATACTGATGTTATTTGGAGATACTGTTGTTGTAGGTTCTGCAAAAGGAACACCACGCTCATTTACAAGTCTACCGCCAGTTGTGGTAGTTGTTGTTAATTCGCCTTTAATTCTACGCAAAGAACCAACTATTGCTTGCATACCCGGAACTTCTGGATTGTCATACTGAGCAATTAACCGATCAATGGTTTGTTGCACATTGTTTGTCGGTATGATTGATGCGGTTCCTGCTTCTTCTTTTGCTTTATTAAAGTTAGCAGTATTGGTTGCTTTAAACTTATTTTGTAGTTGTGTTGCAAAGTTGTCGTAGGCTTTATAAATACCTTGAGTAATCTGCTCTGCATTTAGCTTAGGATTAGCACTAAACTTTTGTATATTTCCTAAAAATCCATCAACAGATTGAGCCTGTGCCACATCAAAAGCCGATGCAATTGGCCCAGCCTGTGCAGACCGTCTAATCTTCTCTTCTTGAAGCAAGGCGGCAGGAGCACCAGTACGCTGACCAGCGGTTTCGATAATACCTGTTTCAGGCTTGGTTACAGGAGCTTCTATGCCTCTTGGTGCGGCCCCTGCTCTGGCTCTGGCTGTAGCAACACCACTAGGAGCCAATAAGCCTACCGCCATTTGACCAGTTGGTGAAGACGGAAATAACTCTTTTGCTGCTACGTTTGAGATCAGACCACCAAGACCGCCTACTAAACCACCTCCTAAAATACCTATAGGGCCTAACGGAGCGCCTGTAGTTGCTCCAAAAGCGGCTCCCGGAGCAGCCCCTTCCCCTGCTCTAAAGAACCTCTCATACCCTGGAAAATCAGCTTCTGTCTTTATTCCTAATGCTTTTGCGCCTGCTTCTATTTCAGACGGTTTTCCTGCAACCTGTCTTGCTATCTCTCCCGGCAACGCAGGAATGGTAGCCACACCATAGCCTCCACGAGCAGCGCCAGCAGAAAAGGCCTGAGATGCCTTAGATAGGCTAAACGACCCTTGCTCTCTTTTGCTCAGTTCTTCTTCAAGTTCTTGTAAAGATGCCATTGTTTTCCCTTACTATTGTTGTTGACGGCGGCGAGCAATCTCAGCACGAAGTTCTTCATCAGTCATCTGAGATGGTGGTTTAATACCACCGCCTGGAGAAACAATATCAAGTTTTGGAGTAAACCCTTCAAAACTTCCTCTGTTTTTACGAAAATAATCTAAGGCTCTTGTGGACTCATTAAGTTGGTCTTTGTTAGCCTTAACAAGTGAATTAAGAATTGCACGAAGACCTTCTGGTGAACTAGAAGCATTTGGTAGAGACTCTAAGGCAAACTTAACGTCAGCGTTAGACGGGTTGTATCCAAACTGTTTAATAATACTTTGTAATAGATTTCGTGTTTCAATATTAAACTGTTCTGTGTTAGAGACTGCCTTTCTTGCTGCTGCTGTGCTAAACCCAAGGGTGTCTATCGCTTTTAAGAAACCTGTACGAGCTTCTGTAGCAGTTCCTCCAATAATACCTTGAGGAGAATCTAGCAGACTTTGCATCTTAGTCAATACTGGCAATGCTTTTGTTGCAGACTCTCTAGATAACCTATAACCTTTAGCGTCCTCTTTATCAATATCAAGCACATTTTCTTGTCCTCTAATATCAATTCTAGTGCTTTGTCCTGGGCTTGCTAGTCTAAGCACTTCACGGGAATTAGCTAGAAGTTGGGTTTCTGCAGGCGTTAGGTTAGGTTTTCCAGCTAAATCTAGTACGTTTTGTCTAGCAGCATCTAATATATTTTTATCTTTATCATCTTTTGGAACACTAACTACTTCTGTTAATTGTCCGCCAGGACCTCGTTTGAATATCTTCTCTCCCGGCTTTCCAGTAACAAACTCATCTTTTGATGTAAGGCTCTTAGCCGTTGCTAACGCCTTAATACCAGCATCAGGGGCACCAGCAGCAAACAAGTCAGAAGCAACCTTTTGAAGCACTACAGGATCACCTAAGTTCTGTCCTTGGTAGGTTTGCAATACAGATTGTATTGTCTGTGCTTGTTGTAACTGTGGATTCTGAATTTCTGGAAATAGACTTCTAGTAATTGACCTAGAACCAAGATCACCAAACTTAAGGCCAGCCTGATACAAAGGAGCAAACACACCAAACTGACTGCCTTGCTGGGCAATCTGCTGGTTACGGAGCATATCCATCTGTTCCTGCTCTTTAACCTGAGCAGCAATCAGTTCTTGCGGAGTTGGTCCAAATAATGAAGTAATAGCCATTTTTGTTCCTTAATTAGTAAGCGTAGTCTTCCATCGAAGGAAAATAATTTGAACCTAAGGTTGAGGAAGAGCCAGAACCAAAAGGACTGCTTGTTTGTGGCCTGTAGAGTTGATTAAACAACTGTTGTTGCTGTTGCCCACGAAGATATTGCTGACCAAAACCAGAAATATTTTGTGCCATCAACGACGGACCAACCAAGGAGCCTTGCAACTGAGTCTGTGCAGCCCCTAAACCACCAGTTAATAAAGACTGACCGACATTAGCACCGGCTGTGGCTGTTCTACCACCCAATTGAGCACCGATGTCAAGAGGCTGCAGTGCTGCCT